GCGCGGAAACCTGTGGCGAACTATCCTTTAGGAAGGACCCAAAGACCGCGTAGTATAAGGCTTTCAGCACTATCATTTTCTTCTCATCTCTTTTTTTAATGAGAATTTTAATTCTTTTGGAAAGACATTCTTAATAACATTGTTACCAATCTTGTAGAAAGGAAATCTCTTTGTGTAATTGATTGAAGTTTTAAAAGCTATTAAAAGTTTGGGCGTTCCTTTCTTTGGATTCGTCCATACTCCCATACCTTTCTTAGTTGGTCTTACTATGTTGTTGCTCTTAACTAATTGTCTTCCAGGTATGTTTCCATATTTGTTTAGCTTTCTATTCTCTGTTGGCACGGCTTCTGGTCTGTTAGGTGTAGACACTCCGCCTTCTATCTGCCACTTCAAATACTTTGCTACTACATCTTTAACCTGAACAAACGCTTCAAGATTGTTGCGCCTTGCATACTTAATAAAGAATCCATTGGTAGTGAACTTAGTAGGCCTATCTAATTTCTTTTCTGTTTGAACCTTATAGGCCTTCTGTAGTTTCTTGGCTGTGTTGTTTATTGCCCACCTGGTAGCTTCTGGTATGTGCTTCTTTGATTTCCTGCCTAATGATTTCGCAACCTGCTTTGCGTTAGTTCTTATATCAAATGACTGTGCCATTAGTTGTCCCCCTTTGGAAACTTATTGTTAGTTTTAATATTGAACTTCTTTGCCCATCTGGACACTGTTGCTTTATCAACATCCAGGCTCATTGCTATGTCGTGCATAGAATCACCTTGCTTAATTCTCTTGCTCAATACTTCTTTTAGATCTTGTTTATATATTCTATTAGTCATAATTAGAATTTATAATAATCAGTTAAAATTTTTATATCAAATCTTCACCTATCTTTCCATACCCCTGGATGTCCACCCATGAGTCTTTTAGGTCAGGATTGTTGGCTGCTCTCAATGCTTTAAACGCAACCATCATGGCTACTGCTTCTGTTGTTGAAATCTTTTTACCCAATATCTGTGTCCATATTTCTGATAACGCTCCAAAAAATAATTCAGGCCTACCATAATCTATTCCTTTTTCTTCTATTAATTTATCTATATCCATGTTTCTCCTCATAGGTAAATAATTTCAAAATGTATTTCTGCAACTGTATCTAACCAAAAGAAAGTTACATAAATAAATAAGAAAAACACAGCTAATGCCATGCCTGCTTTTATATAAGTTCTCCATTTATACATAACTAAGTCTATAACTTTGCTTATTAAGTTAAATACTTTTTCTCTTTTTAATATTTGTTTTTTAGGTCTTCCCATTATTTTCTCCTTTTGTTGTGTAATTTTTCATATCATCCTAAGAAGGGACTTATTGGGCCTTCTTCTTTTATTTCTTCTTCTGTTACTGGTTTAACTTCCGCACCAGGGAAGTTGCTCTTTATTGCATCTGTAAACACAAATGATTCTTTAGGTATTAGTTTTAGCAATTCTTCTATGTGCCAAACACTATCCATACAATTCTCTTTCTTGGCCATTGCTACTGCCTTGGCATAGAAGGCCTTATCCTTCACCACCAGAAACCTTATATCTTTGTAAGTAAACGCCCAGATCTCACCATTCAATTCTTTATGGCCGCGTTCTTTTACATTCTGCTCACACTTATCGTATGCCCTCAACATACCTTCTGCTATTTGCTCAACGCTAAAGTAATTAGTCTTATTCTTAACTGATTTAAACTTATCGCACATTTGGATATAACGAGCGCACAAATCAGGATCTAGTAGATCCGCAAATCTATCTTCTCCCCATCTAAGGCTTATCTCAGATCTTCGTTGTTCAACTCTTGCCAATAATCTCATTACTCTATCTTTCTGTGGGTTAGGCGGTGCCTTATATTTAGTCATCGCTTAAATATGTAGCGCATAAACGAATAGCGCATAAACGCATAAACCCTATAGGGTTTTTATGCGTTTTAAGCGTTATTTCTTGTTTCATTTATGCGTTTTATGCGTTTTATGCGTCACTTTATGCGTTTAAAACAACTCCTTATCAGTTGGAATAAACACCCCAGGCCCCACTTCTTCTATCTTTTTATGATCATCAATTAACGCCTTTTTGGCATTACTTAGACCAGATGTAGTCATATCTCCCACTTCTTCTTTTAATTCTTTTTGCGTAACCGTAACCTCATGCACTTCTTCGCCTTTACCTCTAGCTGCTCTTACCTTCCTGGAATATACAGTCTCTAATGCTTCCAGAACGATCTTCTGATTAGGCCCTAATTGCTTTTCCTTATTTGGTGCAACGTATATATCAGTAACCAACGCTCCTGATGTTGTGGGTTGCCCTTCTTCGTCCAATAAGTGCATAAATTCACACTCATTAAAACTAAATCGCATAGGAGACATACCACGGCCGTCTTTAATAAGGGTTTGTTCCAGATCTAATGACCAATGGCTGTTGTCTATACCTTCGTCATTCTTAGATACCTTATATTCAGCATCCAACGCAGCAGGTAACACGCTAGATCCTCTACCCCTGGATCCTTCTAAATGCCCTGTATGATGCACCAACATAACAGCGCATCTAAATTCTTCTCTTATATAACGATCCACGTTAGCCACAAATCTATTCATGTCCTCTGTGCTGTTCTCATTACCTGGCCCAAAGTTCCTGGCTAATGTGTCTATTACAATTAGGGTAGGGCGTTCTTTATAAGTATCTTGCAACACCAACGCTTCATTACGCATCATTTCAGCGTCTAAATTATCTAAGATCTGCACTCCTCTTTCTGAATAGTGCAATTTGCTATCCTTCAATGGTTTATCGTTTATTTGCTCCCATCCTAATAAACGTCTACTTAGTCCTCTGTGTCCTTCACCTGCCAGGTATAAACATAGGCCTTGTTTTGTCTTCTTTTCATGCCAATCAATACCTGTGGCCACGCAAGCTGCCATATCTATAGTGACAAATGATTTACCTGCTTTGGGTGGGCCAAACATACCTATTAATGAATCTTCCTCTGCTACGCCTTTAATCACCCATTTTGGTGGGGTAGCGTTATCAATAGCTTCTGATGCGTGAAAGAATTTAAACGGCCTAACGTCTATTGGCTTTTCATACACCACTTGTTCCATACCAAGATTAGATCTAGCGTTATTAAATGCCGTTTTCCAGTCTGAATTGGCTTCCAGGATCCTGGCTACATCGAAAGCATCGTGAGAATGGCCATCACCTAATAGATCTCCGCCGTGATGGCTATAAATAGTGCCATCGTCCAATAAGACGATGCCTGGCGTTTTGCTTGTAGAGTGGGGAGACAAGAAACGATTAGATCCTTTCTTTTCATACCCATTCTTCTCTAAGATTTCACTAACCGTGAATTTCTTATTAAACAGATCTATCACATCTGCACTATCACTCTTTGTTGGTAATTGCCTTTTAATAGGCTTTGGGGAAAACCTGTCCAGGCAATGCAACATTGCTTTCTCCTCAACGTCCCAATTCTCCCAGAGTTCGATCAATCTATCTGGGAGAAGCGGGATTTCCTCAAATGAAGCAGGTAACGGAGTTACCCACTCATAAGGAACGCCAGTAGGGTGGATGCTTGGCGGAAGCAGATCTTGGCAACCTGCATTTCCAGTAGAACCGCGTAACTCGAAAACGGTAACTACTTTATCGGCTTCTTTATAGGTCAGCTTCTTAATGCCTATGCGTTCAAGATTAGGCATACGGAAAAGAAACTTAATACCTTCGCGCGAACCGCGCCAACAAGGATGCGCACTTTTCATTGCTGTTGCATCCATCCCTAAATAGTCTTGAAAGACTTTTATAGCATCATCTCTATTGTCTATATCAAGACTGCATGTGCTTGATAGGTTATGTATCAAGCCAATGTTCTGATTATCAGTTAATTGTTCAATGTCTACGCCTTTATGATGCCAATTAGCGGTCTGTGGCCCTTTATGGCCACTTTTCATCGCTACTAATTGAAAGCCTAATGCGTTGTATTGCCTAGCTGATTCCTTAATCCCCATTTCAAGATCTTAAAATGGAATATTGTCTTCTGGTTTCTCCTCTACTACTGGCTCAGGAGCAGCTTCCACTACTGGCTCCGCATCCCAATCACCTGGGCGTTCTACCCATTTAATGATTTCAAATTGTGGGATTCTGCTAGAACCTACGCTGAACTTCTTTTCCTCGGATCCTGTGTATTTGATAACAGGCAGTAATCCTTCCTTCTTTTCTGGGTGATTAGCAACACTTTGGTAGATTTCATTAATACCAGTTACAGGCCCCCATCCATTGGTAGTCCAGGAATAAACACCTTTTAAATGCTCGTCATTAAAATACAGATCTACAGATCTGGCAGGCTTGAAATCTTGACCTGGGTTGGGATCTGGTTTTAATAGATCTTCACGCCATAGATATTCAGGCGGCGCACCTGCTTGCACCTTACCCCATCCTGCTTTGATATTTACATAATCAAAGATAAAAGCGCTCATGGCTTTTTCGGAGATCTCTCCATCGTTATACACCCATTCATCTTTTTGTGGTTTATAAGCTACCCACTTAGCTTGGCTTTCGCCCATGTCGTCATTCAACATATTACACTCCTTATTATTAATAATTGTTACCTTTAGATTGTATAAATTTTAGGCTATAAAGATTTTTGAAACTCCTCTTTAAGATACTCCAAGTTTTCAGCACAAAACCCATCAAAGTCCAAAGGAACTTCTTTATAGGCTCGCTTCTCCTCAATGTATTTTCCGTGCGTTTCTTTACAAAAGTTAAAAAAGTGATCCGTCTTAAACTCAGACCTGAATAAGTTGGTAACAATAACCTTTATATCCTGTTGTCTTAATTTAGCCAGGCCCTTAATGTCTTCATGTAGCTTCTTATCCACATAGAGTTGTGATAGTTCTCTCATCTTAATTTTGTCCATAATTTATAAACTTAAATACTTACAATTACTTGTTGCAAAGTATATCAATAGGAGTATTATTACAATAACAAAAGGCAACAAATAGAAACAATAAATAAATAAACGGAGAAAATATGAATACTTTAAGCAAAGAAAGAAGGGCGCAAATTGATAGATACTGCACCATAACAAGCGCAATAGAACATAACTTCACGCCACTTAAAATTGTAGATCTGAACTATGACGAAAAAAAAGGATGGGTTAAAACTTTTGAAAAAGTTGATCCAAGTATTTTTGATGATTCTGAAACTGAACTTACAGAAATATTAGACACAGTAGATACAAAAAAAATCAAATATTGTGAACATAACGTAACAGGCAAAAGATACAGAATTAATCAAAGAATGAAGTTAATGCGTTACGATTTTGATGTAAAAAAAGGGGTAGCGTAAACAATGAAAATATTAATAGGGTGCGAAACAAGCGGAACTGTTAGGGATGCTTTTTTAGAGAATGGCCACGATGCCTGGTCATGTGATGTGTTGCCTGCTGATACGCAGACCAATAGACACATTCAAGATGATGTTAGATACGTCCTTCAATATGAACAATGGGATATGTTGATGGTTGCCCATCCACCATGCACCAGATTATGCAATAGCGGCGTTAGATGGTTGCACGTTCCACCACCAGGAAAAACAAAACAACAGATGTGGGAAGAATTAGAGGAAGGGGCCGCCTTGTTTTCAGATCTTTGGAATGTTGACGTTCCCAGGATAGCTATTGAGAACCCAGTTATGCACAAGCACGCAAAAGCAAGGATCCAGAACTTTGAACCGTTTACACAAAGCGTGCAGCCGTATGAGTTTGCCAAGTCTGTTGATGCAGAGGACAACGTGACAAAGCGCACTTGTCTTTGGTTGAAGAACTTACCAAAACTGATCAAGACAGGAAGCCTGACAAGAGAAACAGCCAGGCAGGATATACACCTAGCCAGTCCTGGCCCTGATCGTTGGAAGATTAGGAGTAAGTTTCACAAAGGCCTTGCAAAAGCAATGGCTGATCAATGGGGTGGCAACTTAACAAAAGAGGTAGCGTAAACAATGAAGACAATAACTACAAGCGCGCGTTCATTTGGACGCTATATTGGTTATCTGTCTAATGGAATAGACATAGAAGAAGCAAACAAGATATGCAAGAAAACACTTGGCATAGGATCCTGGACATTAGATCAATGGTTCGTGGAACCTAATCCTAAGAGGAGATTCCATAAACCTGAATTGGAGAAAGCATTAGATATGTGCGTTGAAAGAAACGCCACGCTAATCATTCCTAAAGTTCAACATCTAGTTCACAATACAGTTTTTGTGGAACTTTGTTTTAGGGCGCAGTTCAAGGTGGATCAATTTAAAGTAAAAGATAAGAGGTTAGATGTTCTGGGTTGTGATCTCATGGGATCTGAACCTATGCAAATGGGCCTGCTTTACAGTCTCGCCCTGGCTAAGTCTGAAAAGACATCCAAGAGCGTTAAAAAGAAAATGAAGGAACTGAAAGAGAAGGGCGTTAAACTCGGCGCACCAGACCTAAGCATTGCCAGGGCGCACTCGTCCGCAGCACTTAGGGCCAGAGCAAAAGAGCGCAGGGTGAAGATCCTTCCCATCATTAAAGAGATCCAAAAGGACGGCAACAGAACACTACAAGACATTGCCAGGCAGTTGAACAAAAGAGGGGTGCCAACAGCCAGGGGTGGTAAATGGTATGCCACTAGTGTTAAAAATATATTAAGAAAATAAGGAGATTGATATGAGTGAAGTTAAATTCAGCAAAGAGACCAGTTGTGCATTAATGAAAATTGAAGCAGAGCAAATGAGCCTGCTAAGACTTTCCAGATACATAAACACGGAATGGTATAAGTTCTTTTTCAAAGATCGTGTGTCTCATAATCTGGCCAGAGTGTTCTTTGAAAGACACGCTGTTGAAGGCGAGGTGGAGTTAATAGATATTCTGGACAGCTTGCCAGTTGTTGATGGAAGACGATTAGTTGGCGAACATTCACTAAAAAAGAGGGTGGATCAAGGAATAGCGAAAAAGATTATAAAAAGACAAAGATGTAAGCATGACCAACGTAGAAGCTGCTATACCTTTTATAACAATCAGATAGCAGAAGAAGTGGCCATGCATTGTAGTGAGCAAAATGAATTAAGGCTCAACTTGATGCTTGATGCTCTGGACGGCGCACCAGATAGTTTGTTGGAACACTACACGCGATTAGTGTCACAACGCATTGAAGGCAGCACTAATCGTTTAAGGGCGTATGATTTTTTAACGGCTTTAAGAAAATAGAGTTAAAATTTTACCCTGTAAATATTAACCACGATAATGGAACAAAACGATAGACGGATAACAGAATGTCAATTATAAATACAAACTAGACACAATGACGGCAAAAGGAAACAAAAAATGAAAGACAGCTACTACTATTACCAAAACTTGCGTAACCAGGGATCCAAACGATGGACAATCCCCATGGATAAATCTGAACACCTGGAAGTAGCTATAGAAACTGCAACCGCATTAGTGGAAGAATTGAAGGCCATACAGAAGCAACGAATTAAGAGTTACTTAAAACTATTTCATGCCAGGCACGCCATTGATGAAGCCAGTCAACGAACCAAACTACTGGCCAACGGCAATGACGATACCAAGCATAAAAGCTATAAAGGAGCCGTGTAAAGCCTAAAGGTTGCGAGTGCAAGAACCTTTAAAGTTTACACACCATTTGTAAAATCTAAATTGGAGAAAACCATGATTAACAAGAACCATGTAAAACCTTCCCAAGTTGTTGATTTTACTAGCACTACATATAGACATACCGCAGCTATAGACCACATTTTGTCGTGTTCTATACTTCGTATAATATATATAAGTTTAAAGACTAGTAAAACAGCTAACCTTCCCAGACAACCCAGACCTGCTTACCTAGCTAAACCTGCTAGAATCTTTGAAGTTTTGCAATACATTAGCGATTCCAAAGGGCATTACAGCAAAGACAATTACGCTATTTCCATGCGAACACCAGACGAGGAAATGGCCATGGACAAAGTAAAAAGGAATATAGCGCAGGGGTTTAGATCCCAAATTAGGGAAAGTGGGGTGGCAGCATGGTAGGGAAGCTAACAGAAGACAATAGGATGTCTTGTTCTATCGTGGCCACGGCGGCAGGCTTTAATCCTTGGAAGTCTAAAAATGAATTGCTAGACGAGATGATTAAAGCAAATCATGGTGAAGACATTAGGAAGGAACAAACTGCCATTATGTCCAGGGGAGATCTCTTAGAGCCTGTTATTCTAAAACAGGCACAAAAGGATTTAGACTTAGACGATGTAGAAACAAATGTTCCTCTGCCATTAAGTCACCCTGACATTCCCTTGAGCGGATCTGCGGATGGTTTCTGTTGGTCTACTGATCTGTTTATTAGGGAAGATCAAGAGAAGGGCATATTCGTTATGACTCCTACCAAAGAAATAACCCTACATGGTATAGGCGCAATGGAGTGCAAAATAACTTCCGCTTACCCAGAAGAAGAACCACCACTCTGGCGTGGCCCCATGCAGTTGCAAGCCATAATGGATATTCAGAAGATAAAGTATGGCATTTTGGCCATCTGCTATCAAAGTGTGCATTGGCGTTATTTCATATACCCACGCGATGAAGCAATGGTAGATATGATCCATGCAACAGTATTGGATATGGATAGAAGGATAAGGGAAGAAGATTTTTTTGCACTTGAAACTGCTGATGATGCAGCCATTGTCCACGCTGAATCAAATGAAAATCATATAGACCTTGAAGAAGATGCTTTGGATCATATTGATCTATTTAACCAAGCCAACAAATCTATTAAACATTGGCAAGAAGTTAAAGAAAGATCTCAATTAAGTTTGATGGATATTCTTGGGCGTAATACTAAAGGATCTATAGCGGTTAATAATGGCCTTAATACAACTACCTACATAGTTAATTGGGGAACCAGGAACATAAAGGCCAAGCCTGCAACCTGGAAGCCTGCGGTGGAAGCGAATGTAGTCCGTAATAAATCAATTAACATTAAGCAATTTATAGATGAAGGTGTAGATCCTTCTAAATCTACCCAGGCGGGGAATTAATAATGGATTATAAAATAAGCGATACACCACTTAAAAAGGGTAGGTATGACCATTTGGTGGATATATTGATGGACGGCAAGACTTTGCATGACTTAGATAAATCAACCTGCCAAGGAGCCAGGCAAAGGTGTTATCAATTAGATATACCTGGTGCAACCATGAAGATCCAACCTAATGGCTTGTATTCTTTAGGATTAAGGGAAGTAGAGAAAGTTTAAAAGTGAAAGATAGTCTACTTGCATACTGTAATTATTGTGGGGCAACTGGCCCCTGGGAAGGTTATATAAGTGCTTTAAACCACAAAGAAAGAAGTGGGGAAATTACGGCCACTAACTGCGGAACGTGCCATAAACCTTTTTCAATCTCATATAAACAAGAGGATTAATCCGTAGACGGCAATGTATGATCGTTAGCAGTTTCCAACAAGTGAGCGTTATACGTTGCCCTTCTTCCCACTTGTTCCGCGTATTTAGAATCTAATAGATTCTTTGCCGCACCTTCCCAATTTTCATCTGCTAGATCTTTCAACATATTCTGGAAGTTAGAGATAGCAGGAACACCCATATTAAAAGCTAAGTCATACATTACTAACTTGGCCCTGGGTGGCAGATCTTCAATCCATGGCCATCTGGCCAGTAATTCTTCTTGCACTATAGTTATATCGTTTTTAAGCATAACCATAGCTTCGTCTTCGCTTATCCCTCTATCGTCAAGATTTCGGCCTATACCAATAGTAAGTTTGCCAGAAGTGCAATGATAAGGTTTCAGTCTTAAACCCTCAAACACAATAAGGTGTTCTGTTAATTCTTTAATCATCGCTAGTGTGTGATGCACCAAAGTAGAAAGAGATAATGGCAGAAGCCAGTCCGCCCAGATAACCCAACACCAGGCTAACTATAGTGTCACTATTGGCATCAGGTGGCATCAAAGTTACTGTGAATATATAACCTAAGAAACCACTTATAATCAAAACGCCTATAATCTTAGAAGTCCAATCCTTAGAAAACATAGATCTAGCGTTCTGTATGTCTGCTGTTTCCAGGGCAAATAGATCTACGTCTAATTCCTTCATTTTAACTTCAAAGTCGTTATCAACCTTTTTAAGTTCTGCAAGTTGCTCAGGCGTGGCGTTCTGCACAGCTTTTTCAATATCTTTTGGAGTGTTGTTGCATCCCAACGCCTGAGAAACCATATTTGCGGCCATTCCGCCCATTGGGCCACCTAAAGCAGTCCCCAATGTTGGTGCTACGGCACCAATTACACCTTTTAATAGTTCTTTCATGGGTTAAGTTGTAAGTTGCATTTTAAGAACGTCAACTCCTGTAGGTGTATATTTCTATCTTTTCTTCTTTACCTTTTACGTTTATTTCGTCTACATAATGGAAAGTCATACCTTCTACTGTTTTGATAGTTTCATAAGGGAATAGGGTATCTGCGTCATAGTTCCTAGTCTGTCCTTCTAACCTGGCTCCCAGGTTAACGGCATCACCTATAACTGATAGATCCATTCTTAATTCAGATCCCATGTTGCCCACAATACAAGTGCCTGTGCTAATACCTGTGCCTACTTTTATTAAGGGCAACCCTAACCTTATAAACTCATCTCCTACCTTCTTGGCTTCTATTTCAATGGCCCTTCCTGCCAATAAGGCCTGCTTTCTGTGTTCTTCGCATGGGATAGGGTAGTTCCACCAGGCCATAATACAATCGCCCATATACTTATCTATGGTGGCCCCATGATCCAGTAAGATATTGGTCATTTGATCCAAGAAGCCATTGATTAGATCTACTAGGCCCTCTGGATCATCTTTATTCTTAAACGCTTCACTTATTGGAGTAAAGCCAACTATATCCATAAACAGAAAGGTCATTTCTTTACGCTCTCCGCCTAACTTCATAAGGCTCGGATCTTCAACAATCATGTCCACATATTCTGGGGATATGTATTTACTGAACTGGCCTTTTATTTGTTCCCTTAGTTTCCATTGTTCTCTAAAACGTAAATAGTAAGACACGCTTCCTGTAATGAATGAAGCTATTAATGTCCAGGTAACATCTAACAAAATGCCTGCTTGGATAAGCCAGTAACCACTACCTGTAAGCATAAAAAGGCTTAAACTGGTTAATACTAACCCTAGGCTCATGCTTAGTTTGTTCGTTAGAAGCCACGCAAATGAGAGGAAAATTAGAAAAATAGCGATTTCTGCGCCCAAATGCCATTCTGGGATCCTGGGAGAGTCCTGGATTAATATAGACTCAGCTAATGCGGCCTGTAAGTGATGCGGATTCATTAAACCGTTAGGCGTAGAAACTTGCGGAAGGATCCCACCACCGCTAGTTCCTATAATCACATACTTATCTTTTGCAGCTTCTAAGTTGTCCAGGTTAATAATCGGAGTGTCTACATAACTAACCCACTTACGCATCAATGGATCTACTGGTATAGGTGGCAATGATGGAACCCTTATCTCCCCATCAGTCATATTAATTATGTAAGTATCTTGGCCTGTAAGCTGTTTAAGGATCTCTATTGCAAAGCTAGGGGTGAATCCATCTGGGGATCTTAATAATAATGGGATCTGTCTAACCAGGCCATCCACGTCTGTTGGTGCTGATGCGATACCTTGTGCGGCCTTTTGTTTTAATAGATCTATGTTCTCAACAACTCCCCTGGCCATATAGCCACCGCCTGTATCTTCTCCAAGTATTACCGTTCCTACAACTGGTGGGAAGGATCCATTGTCATTTTCAAACATAGCCAGGACAGAAGGCCCATATCCTAATGCTTCTGCAAAGGCTTCATCTCCGCCCATCCTATCTGGTTGTGGGAAGGTAAATGCCCAGGCCTGGCCAAAACTACCAGAATTTAATAGATCTACCTGGATCTCCGCTAATCTTTGCCTGGGTAATGGCCAACCACCTTCATTAGCTATGTCTTCTTCCGTTATATCCAGGATAACGAAATTCCCAGATGGGGCCTGTTCTTTAATAAAAGCATCAAAGGTTTTTAGCTTTAAGATCTCCAAAGGGGTGAGTTGCATCAATAATGGCAATGCCAGGAGAATAAAGAGAATAGGGAATATAAGTCGTTTCATTAGCTTCCTTGTTTAATTTTGATGGTATTAGATGATCCACCGTTAACTTTAACGATGTTCTCCACGCCATTTTGAAAAAGAATTAACGTATAAGCGCTTGATCCGTCCAGATCTATCCTAAAACTATCACCTACGGCCCTTCTTATGCTTACTTGCTGTCCTGTGATTATGGTGGTGATCTGCGTTTCTTTGTCCTGGCCAATCTTTGTGCCTGCTATCTTTATACCTGTAGCAACCTGGTTTAATTGTTCGTCTTCTTTAATAATAGCCAGGGCATCTATAATCTTTAATAGATCTTCCAGGAAGTTAACATCCAGGTAATTTATATCTAATTCAGTAAATTCAAGATCTGCTTCATTATCCAACATATCCTCTGCCAATAGATCTACGTCCAGATCTGTAAAGTCCAAATAGTCTGCTGTGCCTTGTTGTGTGCTTTCCTCTGTTGTGTCTTCCCTGGTATCTGGTCGATTAACAATAAGCATATTGTCTATTAACTCTAGGCTTATATCTAAGATCACAGGCTTAGAAGGGGCCTGGTTGTAAGTGATAGCTGTTGTGGCTTGATACGCTTCATTAAGTAAGACTTCTCCCATTGCTGTTTTTACTAATATCTCACCACTTGGGTTGCCGTATTCATCTGGGAGCAATATCACCAAACTAGATCCTAATTCTGGTGTTGTTGTAATGGTGAAATCAGTTCCACGCACATAAACATCAGCAGAAGGTGTTTTAATACTAATGGCTTTCTTATTGTTGAATTTACCTGTAACAAATCTGGCCGTGCCACTAGCAAAACGCAGGGCCATCTCTGACTTCTTAGGATCTGCGTCATAGACATAGCTGTTTATAACTAAACGGCTATGCGGCATTACTCTTACAATAGTATCATCCGCAAAAGTTATACCAACTCTGCCTGCTTCTGTCTTGACGTTATCCATCTGTTGGATAGGAAACGCCAACTCTGCCCCATAAGGCTTATCTCTTAATACCTGGGCATTGCCTTTTAGTTCACTTATAGAACCAATATCAACAGCTTGTGCTTGTGCCTTGGTCGTTTTGAATAACACAAATGGTGCTAGTAGTAGAGCCAATGCTAAGTATTTTGAGCCAATCATTATCTAATGTAGATGCTTGTGTAACATTAAAGGTGCGATTAGATCCTTCGTGATCTAAGTAGAAATATCCGCCTGCATACCCATCTCCATTGTAGTTAACAGCATTGTCTGAGCCGTCAATGTCCATGTAGTTTGTAGCGTTATCAACATCTATAGCAGAAATAATCGTGTTACTAGATCCATTGATTATCCAGTCCAGATCTAAGGTGCTTGCTAAAGCCGCCGTGGCGTGATTGAGCGTAAGGTTGTTACTATTCCCAGTCACATCCACGTTCACATTACTTGAGTCTGCCCCATAGGTCGCAGTCTTGTCTGTGTTCATGGTGAATGTGTTGGAATTTCCATCAAATTCAAAAAAACCAATATAAGAATCTGAAACAATATCACCCAGAAACTTATTGCTATCTCCAATCTGGTTTATGTCTAATGTCATAGCTGTGCCATCAAGATCAAGTCCTGTCATGTCACCTGCCACGGCATCTGCGCCACCTATTATATTTCCAGATCCTAGTTGTTCTATATCCATATTTGAATGGGAAGAACCAGAACTCTGGTCTATAAATATTTCGTTATCCGCACCAAATAAAGGTGTAGATAACATTATTAATAAAAGTAATTTTTTCATTCTTTTAATCTCCAATAGTTATGATTTACACCCTCTATAATTGTTTCCAATACGGCCTTTTCAATGGCCATTTGCAAAGCAATACTGGTAGGCTCGTTTTTAACTGCGCCGCCTTCTAGTTCAACTAATTCTGTGTTGTCTGAAACAAATCTAAATACATCATTATCTAATGATGCAGATAATACTGTCTTCGTTACTAAGACCTCTATTAATACCTTTCCTGTGCTAACTGATACAGTTCTAAGGCTTATTGTAATAATATCTTCTCTATAGGACTTGGATAATCCAATTCCCAGATAACGTGCGCCTGCACCACCAGATGTTATATTAGCCTGGTAACTTAGAACTCCGCCTACCATTATCATATCGCCAAACTTTAGGGGCATTAGCTTCTGTTCTTCATCAAAGTTTTCTCTGGTGGATCTAATTAACTGTCGTTCTTTTGTTAAGTTGTCTAATCCTACTCTTTCAACAACATCAAAGAACTTTGAATGTTTTAAGGCCCTGATTAGATAGGCGTGTGGGGCCTGGGAGATGGCACTAGAGAAGGTGGCGTATTTAGAGTTGGATCTTCTTGCTCCTGTTTGATCCATAAAGCCATCAGCATATACAGCAATAACAGGCTTTCTTTCTGGTTCTCCTATTTGTGATAGATCTGTAAATAGGGAATGAACTACTGCAACTTCTGGCCTTCCTACGCCTAAATTGTTATCAAGCGGATCTATCATAAGACTACAACTAGAAAGTAAAGCCGCCAATAGGCACAATGACTTCTGTAACATTTCCGTCCTCATCAGTTATTTTAACGCGCACTTCTTCGTCTGTTATTTCATATTCTATGGTGTTGCCATCCAATTCCATGGATCCGCTTTTGTTGGTTTCTTCACCAAACAAAGACGCTTCTACTTGCCTGGCTATGTTTGCATAGATCCTGGAAGTTAAATTACGCATAAATCTAGCTTCTACCGTGTTGGTTTCCTCTCTCTCTAATTCGTCTTTTAAAGCCTGTATCTCATCTTTGATGGCCTGTTTGCGGTTGGTTTCTTGATTCTCAATAGTTAGATAATGACTAGAAGTATTTTGGCCGTTGAAAGAGGGTGATTTAAACTCATGCACCATTTCGTCTGCATTGGCCACAGATACCATAACTACTACGGTAATAAGAATGGATGAAATAAATAATATTTCACCGTAACCGTCTTTCTTTTTAGTCTTTTCTTTGGTCATCTCTATCTGCTTTTGCTATCTTGTTGCTGTCTATCAACTGCGGAACACCTAGTATTGTTTTTATTAATGTGTCCTGGCGTATTATTTCATTATCTAAAGATCTTACGCGGTCTATTAGTGCTACCAGGATCCCATGTTGGGAATCTAACTTAGTGCCTAACCTTTCTTCCATTAGTGAGATCTGTTCAGCCACTTTATCGTCCAGGACATCTAACTTGGTTTCCATGCCATCAATAATTCTATTGATTAGCTTCCAGATAAAAAAACCTAAACCACCTGCGGCAGCTATTGGAAAGCCTACCTCATTAATAAAGGTAACGGCTTGCTCCATTATTTCTTATTAGGTTTCTTTTTAACTTCTATAGTCTTATATGCTTCATTAACTTCTGGAGTTGTAGGATCATCAGCAACAAATTTACCTTCATCTGTTCTGGCCCTAACTTCTTTATCTTCTACACCTCTTATCTTCTGTGAAATGTATTTAATAGTTTCGTAATATGTGTCTGCTAGTCTCATGTTTGCACCTCTGGATTAAAAATATTTAGATCTATAAGTTTCTGACGATTCACTAAATGCTCGTCTTCAACATCTTTTTTTGATTGACCAAAGTAAGCAACCGCCAAATGATTATCTATTAACGCTTGATTGATGTTTACTCCGTCCACCCAAATTGTTCCCAGGACTCTACCGTATTTACCTCTGGAATCTTTTAATTCTGTTTTAACAACAACTCTTTTACCGTTCTCTATTGAGTCTTTTAAGAAATCTTTAGCCAATAATCCTCTAGCTTTCTCATCAAGGTTACGAGTGCGTGACTCGGGAGTATCAATACCATATAAACGAATACTAGACTTAAAAGAAACATCGAACCCAAGACATAGAACCCCAACGAGACTATCCCCATCAATAATTCTGTCAATTTTACAAGAATACTCATACATCACAGATACCTAGTAGCTATTAGGGCAGTAATCAATACAGGATAAATACCCCATATAAGCGTTTCTAATCTTTTAAACTTAGTAGATCCCTCGTCTAACCTGTCTTCTATATACTGAAAGCGAATAGCGTTTTCACGTTGATGTGCTTCAAGGGTTGTTATTGTTTCAGCTTGGTTTTCCATCTGGCGGAATCATCTCCTGCAATTCTTTTTGTTTTAATCTAAAGTGATCTTGCTTCATGTTAAATTCTGCAACGTGCCTAGATAGTTCCTCTAACTGGCGTTGTAAAAACTGTAAGCTACTAGCAGTAGCATATTGTTCATCACTCATAGACTCAGTATTTATCTTTCTACCATCTGGCAGTTCTACTTCAAACGCTTGCCTTTGAATGGGGATTTCATTTTCTCCCATATCATCTTGAAGAACTTTTTGATCTTCTCCCAGATTGTCTTTAAGGTTTTCTTTATTTTCTTCATTGTTGTTTTCCACATTTGCACTCCTGGTTAATGGTTTAAGAAATCTTTTTAATTACTGTAGTTGGCGTAACCTTTTCTGCTATTTGTGCATCAAGATCTGCCTTAATATCTTTAACTTTATCTGCTGTTAATGCAGACTCTACCCACCCCTGAACATCGCTTGGTTTTAAATCAGACCAATTAGTAAATGATGATAAATCAGATGTATCTAATAGCTGCGTTCCAATAACCCTGGATCTTTGTGGATCTCCGTTATTATCATTATTACTATCATCGGTTGCCGTTAAACTCCAATGAACGGTATGAACCACGTTTGACTTACTGCTTTTTGTTGGATAAGTCTCGCAAGTGCCAACATCCCAGGTATAATTTATGGCCATTTTATCCTTCTAATGTTTTCACTCTAGCTTCTAATTCTTTTAATGCTTCAACCAATAAAGCAGACATATTTGCGTAATTAACAACCTTTGGCGCGTCATTACCTGAGTTATCTTTACCAAGTCCGCCATCACTTACTAATTCTGGAACTACTGTCTCAACCTCTTGGGCAACGAAACCAATATTAGTGTCAGTTCCCCTGGATGCGTCTTTCCATTTAAAAGTCCTGCCTTTTAGTTGAAGAACTTTGGCCAAACTGCCTGACAGATCTGCTATATTCTTTTTTAAACTAACGTCTGATACGTTCCATGCTCCACTAGAGCCAACATAGGCAACGTAAGATGATCCTATTTTGAAATAAATGTTATTTGCTGTTGATCCAAATACACCATAATCACCTCTGGTGTAACCTGGTAATAAATCTGACATAAAAGCACTATTATTATCACCCACACAAACAACATCACCACCATGAGATGTGATCCTTGCATCTGAATAAGCTGCGGAAGTAGCATCAAAATAGGCTTGTCCATATTGGTTAATAACAAACTTTGTAGTGCCACCTGCGCCATCATCTACTGTTATTGCATTACCAGTTCCATCATTTCTCACATATAGTGCGGCACCGCTATTACCTGCTCCATCGTTTATAACTTGTAAACAATTTTGCGCTCCTGATGTATTTTGATAAAAATATCCGCAAGGTTCATCTGTTGCTGTTTGAGTTACATGAAGTTTGGCGGAAGGACTAGTATTGTCTATACCTACATCTCCATTGGCATCAATGCGGACTCTTTCACTATTATTTGTATGAAAACTTATAGGTATATTGGCAACAGCTTTTACTTTTAGTTCTGTAGAAAGACTTTGAAGTTGACTATAAGTAGTTCCGCTATCATTGCTCTCAAATGTTAATTGGCCAATATTATCGGCACTTCTACCTCTGAGTTCTATACCATTGGCAGAACTGTCAGAAACTATGTCTAGGGCAGCATTAGGGCTCGCAGTTCCTACACCTACGGCTCCGCCACTTTTTATAGTAAGTCTTTCTGTAAATGCGCCACCTGTGGCTTCTGTCCAGAAAGATAAAGCTACTGCATCATCAGCACCATCTCTAGTAGCACGCATACCTGCATTTGCTGTAAATGCGCTGCCACCATCTAAATTACCAAATCTGACTTCACCAATTCTATTGCTGCTTGTTACATCTGGGCTGATTAACTCTAATACACCAAAATCATCTGCTGCTGCACCTTGTATTGATAATACTCTTGATCCTGCGCCAAATCCTGCTTCGTTGGGTGTGGTTGTTCCCAATCCTGCGTTCCCAGAAGATCTATAAACATTGCCGCTACCTTCTGTCCATGCTCCGCCTGCGGATGCCCAAGATAAAGTTCCAGAGCCATTGGTGGTAAGAACCTGACTGGCAGAACCATCTGCTGTTGGTAATACCCATATTTGATCGCCTGTTAGGGCAGGTGCTTCAAATCCAACGTAATTAGATCCTTCATAAAACCTTAATTCATTAGCAGATCCATCTAAAGAAACAGTGCCAGATACAGCCAATGTAGAGTTAAGATCCGTAGCACCAGAAGCAGCTAATGTCGTAAATGCTGCTGTTCCTGCTGAACTGGCACCTACGTTAGTTCCATCTATTGTGCCACCATTTATATCAACGGTATTACTAGCCGTTACAGATAAAGGCATAGTTATCCAGGCATTATTGGCCGCGTTTCTTAGTTTTAATAAACTATTTCCTGTGTCTACCCAAAACTCGTAAGCGTAAGTTGTAGAAGGTGCGGAAGATCCGCTATTGTTTGAAGATATGGCCAACGCCATACTGTTAATGTCTGCTCTGACTGTAGCGCCAGATGCGTTAGCTATTACATAATCATGTTGCGCCATCTAAAAACCACCTTTAGATATTATAAAATTTATATAAAAGACCGTAAGTTGCATATTCATATTGTCAATATCCCCTTGCTAAATAGTAAGCAGTCCTGGATATTCCAGTCCCACCAGAATTGTAAAACCTTAAAGTGAACCCTGTAGCAGACGAACTGGTAATAGCATAATAATCTCCTGTGGCCATGTCATTAGCAGTTATAGCTATCTGTGGTGTTGATAAAAAGGCAGATCCATAAGTAAAAGCAGTTCCCGCAGAATTTGTGGTTCCTGTTTCTGACTCGAAACGATAATAAACCTCTGCTTTAGCTGTTAGTGAAGAAATGTTTATCTGATGTGTTGCGTCTTCGGAAGTGCAATTAACCTTAAATTTAAAACCTCTCCCAACGTAGTTACCTATAGTGAACTCTTGATATGAAGACCAGGTTGCAGATCCACTAGCAGGATCATCATTGGTGCTAGATATAAACATAGTTGCATTAACATCATCAAATGTGTTTGCATCTACAGCTTCCCAATCATCTATATTCTGTAAAAAGTTATCCCAAATATCGGTGGTAGAAACAGTAGTAAAGATAATGCTGCTTGATAAAGTCGCATTTGCTACCGCTCCCAGATCTATTTTGTTAGTAAATTCATAATATCCTGATAGATCCGCACCACCTACTGAATCTATTAACCCCCAAGTATCAATATTCCCTGCAACACTATCCCACGGAGTATCGGCTTCAAACTTTAAACGTCCAGTATCGGAATCTATAACCATGTTTGATTTAGTTCCTGCAAATGTAGTATCTGTGACTGTTGCTGCTGTCCTCTTATCAAAAATAGAAGGGGAGACAGTATTAACAATAGATTTAGCGTTTGTTGACTTATTGTTTGTTGAATCAACGGCCTTTATTAAATATGTTCCTACTAATAAAGGCATGGAAGCTGAATTTGAAGATCCTGCTATATCTGAACCTACTTTTATAGAAGATCCCCATGTGGCCCCACTTGTTGCTACAGAATGTCTTATTTCAAATGTTCCACCTACCTTTACATCTATATCTGGTGATGGAGTCCAAGAAAGATTGGCTTGAGTGCTTTCTGCCCTTAAATAGAAATTTGCAACATCCGTAGGTGCTGCACTTAATCCTGTTATCTCTGCTGTGCTTTCTGCATAAATTGACTTTATGCCTGCATCATTTATTGCGCGAACTATAAATTCATAATTACCAGGAGTTATATCAAAGAACTCAAAGAAAGTGCCAGTTGATAATCCTGCTATCTGGTAAGGATTTGTTGTGCCTGCTAACTTAAAACCAACTTCATAATTTTCTATAGTTACTCCCAACGCTTCCCAATCTGAATTTGCTACTGCCACCCAGGACAATACCGCTTTTGCTTTAATGCCTGATCCTGCTGTAGATGATACAAGGGATTCAGTAATACCAGTAATTCCTGGTGGATTAACAGAAGGCAATATAGATTTTCCTTTTACTCTAATTTCTGTTGTTGCGTAGTCAGAAGAAAAGCCTGCTGAATTAACTGCCTTAACTGAAAAGTAATACACGCCAGGATCTAGGTTATCTATTGTGAATTGTTTACCTGTAACCGTCCCTGCTTGTATATAAGTTCCACCTGGCGTTCCAGACATATAAGCAATCTCATATTTTGTTACATAAGAAGATTTTGCCGATTCCCAGTCCAAACTAACTCTGTTTGTTACCCTTGGATCGTTGAACATTAATGATTCTGTTGCAGTTAAAGACGTAGGTGCATTAACTGAACCCATAGAAGGAAGATCTGTATTAGGAGATGTATCTATTGCACTTGCAGTTCCATGGTCATAAACACCTGAGTCATATTCTCTAGCAATTATTGATACTTCGTCTGTTGATTCTATTGTGACACTGATAACTCTAAATAATTTACCAGAACCACTATTAAGACTACTCCACCCTGGCGCATCTAGTTTTATATAAATAACATCTCCTACCTCTGCCAATAGGCCCTCTTGGAAGGTAGAAAATTCTATCAATATACCTTGCCTAGTTTGCTTCATTGTTTGCTCTGCAATATAAAAGGACATCAACCTGTCTGCTGTAAAAGGTAACTCAATTTTTGCTTCCATTAATAAGTTATTATCAGCAAGTTTGTAGGCAGAACTTTCAACGTATTCAAAATCAGATTGCCATTCTTTGGCAGGATTAAAATAGTTGGCACTTATCCTGTTGGTTAAAGTGTTTTTACCTGGCAATGTTATATCGTAATTAGTCATTATATTTGACTCATCAAAAGTCAAAGATGGCGTTTCCGCCTTATCTAATATCAACTTATATACACCGCCACTAAAAACTAGCATACCCCTACAACTTGTAAGCAATTTATTAAGAATATCTAAGCTAGATTCACCTATAGTTACTACACCATTCAAGGTGTATCTTTTTTGTGTTTCTTGGTGTCCTGTAGACAATGTATAGGTTATCTTTTCGTCACAATAATTTGCAGCAGCTTCAAAAGAACTATCACTAATCTGGCTTCCTGATATACCTCTGCCATAAGTTGAATTCATTAAATAATCCCTGATGCAAAGGGCAGGGTTGTTGGAAAACCTGTTTATAGAATAGGCTGTGCCTGCGTAAGTATTCCTGGTATCTTCTACCATCCTTCCTTTTACATCAGCATTAATGGTTGGCATCCCTGCACCCCACACTTCCTCGTCCGCTTCTAATCTTACATATAGATAAGCTATTCCCCTTAATCTGTGATCGTCACCCCACGCAAAGGTAGAGGAATCACTTTCTGCTACTGCTTTTAATTCTTGATCTACAGCCTGATTGCTTTCTCCTAGATGCACATTAACGAATACTTTATTCTGGAACCTTGGATCTAGTTGTGGCCAAATTTCAACATTATTGGCGTAAACCTTTTCTACTGCGCTTATTGGGCCTTCACATAAAGCGATAACCAAATTTAAGTATTCATTAGGAAATTCGTCCGTTACTTCTCCTTCTTGTGTATAGCCATCGGATGCACTCATAAAAACCATAACCCCACCCACACGCCTAACTCCATAGATAACAGGCAAAGGGGCGGTATTAGATCTGGAATTGCTTAAAACCGCGCCTGCCGTTTCTCCAAGACCTATCGTTGGGATTTGGCTTTTTATAAGGGAACCAATGGCATAAAAAGTTCCTGCGGTGGCCACATAAGATAAAGCTAATGCAGCCTTGAAACTAAACCCTAACCTTCCAAAAACACCAATAAAAAAGTTTACTACGGTTCCTATAAATTGGACTGTTGCAGGCATTAATCTATCCTCAAGGCCCAGTCATAAATTGAAAAATCAGAAATTTTGGCGGTTGCCGTTGAACCATCCTCTAATACTGAAAGACATTGGCTACCTAAACAAATATGGCCCATCTCATATACACCACTATGAACAATAAGGATGTCTCCTGTCCTGGCTAACTTAGGCGGTAATTTAACTGCGCCAAGTTCTTCAATTATGCCTTCTGAGAAAGTGTATTTTTGTTTTTTGTTAAATTTAACTGCTCCTATTTTTGTAGTGTATTTGCCATAGATCTTATTCAATACATCTTTGCCAAGAACCTCGTCAATATATTTAAGGACTAAGGTATTGCAATCATTTTTACCCCAAGCAAAGGGTGTATGTAATTCCTTTTCTGCAAAAGCTATACTTTCTAAATCCTTCATTGCGGTGTTGCCTTTTTAGGTCTTTTACTTGGTTCTGCTATCAAGACTTTAATATTGGTATTGATTTGGCCGCCCCTAGCTGCACTTGTGGCCTTGACTGGTAGGATAACGTAACTATATGCACCACCACCTACAGCAGTTGAAGTTGCGGTTGTGCTAACTACAACAGTAAAAGAATTGGCATCTGGAACACTAGCAACTGTGTGGGAAGTGTTAAGTTCTTCCGCAGGGATCCCACCAACACTACTGCATCCAATTATAGAAACAGCATCACCTACAGCCAGGCCATGCGCGGTATGATGGAACGTAACTGTGGTGCTACCTGATGTAGTAGCTACAAATGGAGTATTGGGTGAAGCACCGTCTATAGTAACTGAATTACCCCCACCGTAATTAACTGTGCTGCTAACCGTGTCTGTTACTGTTATGTTATAAGCATCATTATCTTTTATGGCCGCTATTGTTTTTGTGCCATTAATACTTGATGAGCCAACTCCACCTACAGAAGCGGATCCTGCTATAACCACGGTATCACCAACATCTCTATTGTGGTCAGCTTCATTAACTGTAAAAGTATTATTAACGGAAGTGATTGTTGATATAGGTGGAGCAGTTGTTTTTTCTGTTTCTACAACCTCAATTATTGCTTTTTTCGCACCTGCGCCACTACCTACCTCTTTTACTTCGTAGGCCCTATCAGTTAATTTTTCTTCTGTAATACCACCAACTGCGCCTGTGTTTTCTAATTGAATATAATCTCCCACTTCTATTTCGTCTGTGGGATCTATTACCTGAACATAATGTTGTTTGTTTGTGGTGGTTTGTGTCTCAATTCCTGCCGTGGGCGGAACTTCATCATAAATAGTAAAATCCTTACCGCCCAGATAGTCTTCATCTACAGTAATGTCTTCATCTACCGCTATTTTGTAGCTGTCTGCATCTATAACGGTTACAGAGTGTTCTCCGTTTATTGAAGAAGCAGGAACGTCAGTAGTGCCAGTTGCACCTTCTATATTTACAATATCCCCTGTTTGATAAGCGTGGCCTGCTTCGTGTATTACCACTCTGTTAGGAACGTCTATCGTTACACTCATTATGCCGCCAACCATTCTTATATTTACAGGAGACCAACTTCCCACATCTGCTGTATCAATATAGGAAGCACCAGTTATTGCACCTGTTAATCCACCAGAACCAGTAATTCTGTTTCCTGCTTCAAACTCTCTGCCCCAGGCAACGTCCTTTATTATTTCTGCTGTGTAATCTAACCCCTTGTCTCCTGGATAATATAATTCTTGATTTTGCTTATTTAAAAAACGGCCAGGAACCTTCTCAAAGTCTATAAATTGATTTGACACTATTATAGTTGCAGTTGCCATCCCTGATTCTGCGTCCTCATTAATCAATGCGTTATCTATACGCCCATCAAATATAGTGACTGGATTAGCAATAAGAGCATTGGAATCGTTTATAAATGCTTTTCTAATAATCACAGTTCTATCAACATAATCCTGAGAAAGAAGTTCGTTGGTATATTGTGAACCAATCCCAGACAATGTTAGGCCCAAAGTAGTGGCCCCTAATTCAGAAGATTCTTCAATAGCATCAAAACTCAAAAAATAACCCAATGCTGTATAAGTGTTGCCGTTATAAGTAATGTTTCTATAAAAGTCAGTTACATAATGAGTTTCATTAAAATGCACTTCTATTAGATGGCATGGATGAGATTGGTCTTTAACAATCTCAGTTCGGAAAGCGGTAGAACTTCCTCTATTTGACATTAAGGAACCTCTATAAGCGCTATATCGTAAGAGTAATACCCAGAAGCGTCTGTGTTGTATTCTCTTGTGTCATTTGCAAAAGCAACCTGGAAGGGGACGGAGTTAGTAGTTATTGTTTCGTTATTAGCTACAGCACTTTCTAAATTTGGACTAAAACTTAACGTAGCATCACCAGATCCGTCACTAGACATATCTGCTGTAACCATATAAACCTTACTGTGTCCTGAAAACTTAAAAAAATCACCAGATCGTAATATATTGGCTGTGCTTGCTGTCAGTCCATCAACACTTGCTTGTGCAACCCCTACAGCTAAAGCACCATCTACTACAGGTGATTCACTTGTAATACCCCTGGTTGTTCCAATCGTTGTAGGAACCCAATTAAAGGTTTCATATTGTCCTTTCTGTTTTACACTAAAGGCATAAATACTGGCCATGTCTGCCCTAGTTAATGGCGGAAAAGTTACAGTAAAGAGCCATCTCTGGCCGCCCCTAGATCTAACCTGCCTTCTTAGGCTAGTAGAAACACTAACAAGATTAGGCTCTACGCTTTCTACTTTTATGCTAGTTGGGGCAGGGGTGCTTGGGAAAGTTCCACTCATTATCCTAATGGCCCCCTCTTACCGCGTTTTCTAAATGATTGTTCTACAACACCAACAATGGTGGGTGCTTGTTCCGCTACAGCTTGAGCCGCATCTTTAGCATTAAAGGCTTTAATATTGTAGTTTATGCTGATGTTTGTTCCGCCACCTGCACCTGCTAGTGCATGATTAGGAACAATATTGCCGTTTCCTGATGGCGTAAATAACTCTGGGCCGCGTTCTCCTACTAGGTAAGTCTTACCACCAGTTACAGGGCCACCAGATGCTTTGCCTGGAACACCAAAGAAGCTACTAACAGCACCCACGGCTCTTTGTATAATAAATACTCTTATTAATTCAGCTACTATTTGTTTTAAGATGTTGTCCATTAAGTCTTTAAGGCCTTCAATGCCGTTGGATATATTCATAAAGGCATTAACCAATCCATCCTCTAAAGTTTTTGCTACTGTCTGTCCTAACTTCTCCATGTCCTCAAATTTATTTCTTCCATTGTTAAACACTAAATCAAATCCTGCTCCAAATCTGTTTAGGGATTCTGCTGCTGTGGACAGGTTTACTGACAGTTCTTCTAATTCATCATTCAGGCCGTCTGGGCCTTTTTGGGGGGGATCAGTAAATAAACTCCTTAAATTATCAGCTATTTTTTTATACCTTGCCTCAAAGTCTTCAATTTCTGCTATATCTTTTTTTACCTGTATATTTATTTTTTTTAAATCTCTCCAACCCCTTACAGGATTCCAGTCCCACAGGGCATCCCATCTGGCATTAGACGCTTGCATTTCTACTTGCATTTCTTTGAAGAACTGAACCACACTTCCAAGCGATTCTATAGCTAAAGCGGCTCCTTCTACAAAACTGCTTGCTATAACTGTGCCTATTGCTTCAAGACCGCCGTGTGTTTTGTTTACTTCAACTATCCAATCTCTAAACTTGGTAATCAAATTATCAAGCATAGGGGCCAAGGCACCAAAGGTCTGATTGACTAGACCGCTTGCTATAAATTTTAATTCTGCAAAACGATCATTAAAACTTTCAACGGCCTTTATGACTTTGCCACTTACAATAAAACCCATTTCCTCTGCTTTTTGGATCCAGGCATCAAAGGCTACTACTCCATCGCCAAAGACCTGATTCATTTTGATACCTGCTCTACCAAACATGGACTGTAGAATTGATGCTCTTTCTGATTCTCGGCTTAGCTTACCTATACCTTCTACTACTTCTCTTAGCAGTTCATCGTTAGTCTTTAAATGGCCATTATTATTTCTTAGTTGTATGCCCATTCTATCTAGGGCGTATGTGGCTTCACCTGTGCCTTTCACAACTACGTCACCAATATTTTTGGCAAACTTCTCTAAACCTTTATTAAGATCTTCAACTGACGCGCCGCTTTCTACTGCGGCTAATCGTAGTGCTTGTATCTGTTCGGCGGCAAAACCTGTTCGGTCTGCCGTCTTTCCTATATCGTCTAGGGCATCAAAGGCTTTCTTGCCCAGGGCAACAAAAGCTGCGGCTGCGGCTGTAACAGCCACCATCAGGCCAGTTACTACTTTGGCAGCAGCTTTAGCAGCACTACCTAGTTTCTTCACCATGCCAGTGGCGAGTTTAAATTTACTGCTAAACTGATCTTTAGCAGCAATTATCATCTTAAACTTATCCACTTTTCTTACTCTCTAATATTTTTATATAAGCTAACCATCCCATAAATTCGTCAACCGTTATCACGCTTAACTCATCAAGAGTCTTATGTAACCTATCTGCCAATGCGTATTGCGTGAATAAATCCGCATTAGCTCTTATTTTTTTTCTGCGGTCTCCAAGTCGTCAGTTCCCATTATCCAACTACCAATCTTTGTCAAAACACTTACATCAACGCTATTCATTAATTTGTGCTTGTCGTCCATCGTAAATAATTTATCGCCATTTTCATCTAATGCTTTGTGGATCAAGGCATAAGCTAATAAAGCCAAATCATCATTCTTAGATAAACGGTATAACTTTGAACTTTCCTGGAGAGTCAAAGGTTTAGCATAGATCTTGAAGGTGCCACTCTCGTCTGCCCATTCTTCAACTTCCATAGATCTAATGTCCATGGAGTTGAAGTGGGAGACCGCTCTGTCTATTGCGCTCATAGCCTTACACCGTTGCTGTTGTTACTGCGCCTGTATAAGTCGCACCAATACTTGCTTCAACCATGCCATCAAAAGATCCTGTTATAGATTTTGATGTAACTAAAGCCGTTCCTGTGTAATAAGTATCACCTGAAGCTGCTCCTTCTGGGTAAAGAATCAAAGTGACAGATGATCCTGGTGCTAATGCAACCTGACCATTTGTATCTGTTTCATCCCAGAATACATCAACTGATGCGTCAGCAGATGTTAGACCTGCAAGATAAGTTCTTGCTGAATCTCCCATAGCTGTATCTTCAATAGTATCTGCTGAAGTATTAAGAGTCCATGAACGAACTTCTGCAACTGTGTTAGAAGCTACTTTTACAAGTCCTTCTTTTCCTGCGTGTGTTGCCATTTCTATTCCTCGCTATTTTTGTTATTTTTACTTACAGACTTAGAGGAATTACCCTTCTCAGTCCAACCTTTACTTTTTAAATACTCCACCTGGTCAATATGTGCATCAATGCTATCTTTGCCATCTGGAGAAAATAAAATTGCCATTTTTAACTCCTTACACCGCCGTTTGTGGTGCATTTTCAATAGTCATGTATTGAACGATGTAAGTCATGGAAACGCTTGCAACAGGCTTGTCTCCTTCTCCATCAAATTCAATTTCTGTAGATTCCAAGTATGAGTTCTTAGCCAGGCCGTTAAGCGTGACATCATTACCCAGGGCCGTTTCAACTTCTGCCGCTACGGTATCAATCGTATCGTCATAGTTGCTTACAGCTTTTACATAGCCTTCTATAACTAAAGATAAATTTCTTAAAACAGTTCTCGTATCACCTATGGTCTGTGGTTCGCTATCTTCTGACTTCGTATAGATCAACAATCCTGGAAGATTTGCCGCTCCCATGGGATATACCCTGGATTGATAAACCTTAGATCCAGTAGTGGTTAAACCTGTAAGGGTTGTAGCCGCTCTTTCTCTTAATTGTTGCCTAGCGTGTGCCATTATTGTTGCTCTAACACTAAGGCTGTAACGCCTGTGCCATCTGGTTGCACGTTAACTATGTTATAAGTAATGCTGCTTATTTGAATCGTGTCGCCAATCTCAACATTGGTCATATCAGAACTTCTGCCTGTAGCCACAGGTTGAGTTCCTTCTACTTCCATGCCTAATCCTGGATCTATTGCAAAATATTCTTTATTAAGTATCACGTTAATAGAAGAACCAGATCCATTGATGGTAATTGTTGCAGAACTACCATGTGAATCAGTTTCAAAATATCCTGCTAAATCTGCTGACGATTCAAGAGTCATTACTTAGCCTTTTTTTTAGGTGCCTTTTTAACGGCCCTATCTTTTGTAGATTTAGGCTTATCGGAAACATCACTTGCAGTTCCATTACTAACGAACTGTCTAGCTTCGGCAGAAGAAACTTCTACTACCTCGTCTTTTTTTCGCATGATGCCGCCTATATAAGCGTTCATCTCCATTCTTATCTGTGCCATTTTTTACTCCTTGAAAGAGGGGAGCGAACTCCCCTCAAATCAAACTGATTAGACAGTTATATCCTTAATCGCGCAGAACGCATTAGGGATTCTTACTGCAACATCTACATCCTGGAAGAACGCTAAACGAGTCCCACCAGAAGTGCTTAATGTTGAACTATCAACAACTACGTCAACACCTGACCAGAAACCAAGCATAACTTGTGAGAAATCACCAAGTATTAAAGCATGGCAAGATCCAGAAGTTGATCCTTTGGTTAGGTTGCTAGGCACGTTAGTTGAAACATTGACGCTGTGTCCTAAGATAGAGTTGCTATCGTTTAGGATAAAGTTGCCTTCAACACCAGAACCCTGTCTAGGTATCTGTCTCATAGCACCCTGGACACCAGGCGTGGTTATGAAGTTGATACTGCTACCCATAGCATTATCGTTCTGAATAGCAGCTTCCATGTCTACAACTTTGGCGTAAGTTACTGCACCACCGTTTGTTCCAATAGCAACAACCTGAGTATCACCTTCTTGTAAGATACCAGAAGGCTCATTAGAACCACCACCATTGATAGCAACTTGGTCAATCTTAGAAGCCATAGTTTGCACTACGTCATTTCTTAGGATTGCTTCAACTGACGGATCAGATTGAAGTGCTAATTTTCTAGTGTAGTCAACATAAGTAGCTAGAGTCTTAGGTGCCATTGTGACTTGTGCAAATACGGCCGCACCCTCTGATGGTGCTGATCCTTCTGCTACAAATGCTGTGTTAGTTACAGATGCAGATAGCTTTGGAATCGCTATATCACCTTGTAAACCACTCATCACTCTGCCGCCTAATTGTGCAACTACTGATGTAGCGTAAACCTCACCAATGAACTCATTAGCTAGGTGGTCAGTTCCTTTTAAGAAACCACCTTGCGATCCAGTTCCAACAGTTTGGTCACGTTGGCCCCATCCAATATCCATAGGAAGATAGAAACCTCTGGCTGCTTTGCCAGATCTGTTTGCTATCTCATCAGATATTTCTCTTTCAAGACCTGCGTTAGACCAATCACCGCTTGATGCTGCTCTTACTGCGTTTAAGAAAGAGTATCTACCTCTTTCTTGCTCATTTAATCCAACTTCTGCTACTGGTGTTTCAAGTGGCTTATCATCGGATATATTATTAAGAAGGATCCCTCTAAATTGCTCAAGAGAATGTCCTTCCGCTATAGATACATCAGCTAAATCACGTTTTTGGTGTTTAGTAGCTAATGCAAGTATTTCCTTTGCTTCTTTAGCAACTTCAGATCTAACGCTTACTGCGGTTTCAGATCTAACAGCTTCTAAATCAACTTCAGGGGTTTTATTTTCTTCCATTGTTTTTTCCTTAATAGAATTGTTTATCTCAACAGGGGTTTCACGTTCTACCACCTCTGCGTTATCTTTTGATCTGGCTACACCAACCATTGGATTAGTGTCAGCAGGTAAACTGACCAAACTGGCTTCCATTGGAGTCCAGTTCGCTCTGTAAGTCGTATCGTCTAAAGACTCATCTCTTACCATAGAGTTGATTCTGTAGCCTACTGAAACAGATCTTTTAATTCCGTCTAATACGTCTTGCCAGGTTTCTTGTGCCAGTTCGCTTCTTCCAAAACGAACCGTTGCTAATGTCCTATTAGTAGCACCGTCTAAATTAAAATCCTGCACTATGCCTACTTGCCTTGTCGTATCATGGTCAAGTAAAACAGGCATATTGCCGCTTCTCGCCCAAGTCATATCAACTGACTCAGGGGCATGGTCTAAAACTTCCATGCCAAAACTACGCTCCACAGGCTCCTCTGAACTAAGCGCGATGCGGACAGTTCTCTTGTCCTCATCTATGAACTCGGCTCTTGAGAGATCTATAGAACGGTAGCTTGTTTCTTCGCTAAAATTGCGATTTTCGTCTTCTTCGGTTTCCACAACTTCTTCTTCAACAGATTCAGTTACTTCTTCCTCAGATTCGGAAATTTCTACTACTTCATCATCCATATTATTCTCCGTGGATTTTAGTTGTAAATTTGAGCCGTTAGGCTCCCTTTCTGATGGCGTTTTATCGCCTTCAAAACCTTTTTTAGTCATTTCTACCGCCTAGCAGAACAGCAAAATCCCTTAGACCTACGAAAAGAAGATGCCTGAGAGTGCGCCCAACATCTACATTTTGCTCGTCATTTGATAACAAATGATCCCACCTCAACTGCTTATTCATCTTCTGCACCCTGTATTTCTGGTTCAACTGCGCTAGTTTGCGCTCCAAATGGCTGAAATGCCGTAGATACGCCGTATTGTTCTGCTAATTTTGTCTCTCTGTCGTGCTGTTCAAACAATTCCTCTACATCGCGGCCGTAAGCGGCTTGAATATCGCTCATTGTTACCTGGCCAGACTTTAGGCCCAGGATGTTGGCCTGTATTTCCTTCTGCGGATCTACATAACTCCAAGATCTAGGAATAAACGTAGTTGATTCAGCAAACTTATCAAATCTAGTCATAGGAAGGGGTATTTGATTCGTAGTCATGGCCATTTCTAACCATTCTTTAAATACTGGCTCTATAAAGTGTGCAATTACAAATTCTTGTATAACTCCAAACTGTGCGCGGTCTTCTAGTGAGCCTGCGCGGATAGAACTGTAATTAACTGAACTTAAATCGTTAGCTAGTGAGTGATAACTGATATTTAAACCACTAGATATACCCCTAAGTATGGCTTTTTCAAAGGCATCAAAGGCAGATGTGGGGTGATTAGGCTCAAAACTCTTAAAATCCATGCCGCTTGGTAGCTGCTCAAAGGTGCCTGGTTCTGCTTCCATGATAGGTGAATAGGTATCTTCGTAGTCTTCACCTAAATAACCATCACCACCAGGCGAGGTATAGAACCCCATTTTGCAAGCTGCAAGCCTGGAAGCGGTTAATTCTGCCTGCCTATAACCATTTAAAGTGTGTATTTTGTCCATTGCTGTGGCTGTCCAAGGAACACCGCGAGTCATTTCTGGCCTTTCTTGCATATAGGCATGGATCATTTCATTGGCAGGGATCCTAATATATTTTTCAGATCTTAAAGTTGCATAAGTTGGATCATCGTAGGGGTGTTGTTTGAATAAGTGGTAAGCCAATGGTCTTCCAACGGCATTAGTTTCAACTCCCATTCTTATATTCGCATCACCTTCTGCTTTTTGACTTAATTCCTCATCTAAGTGGTCAGCTTCTACAAATTGAATGGAATAATTAAAAGGATTATCTTTTGTCTTAACGTGCTTAACTAAACACTCTCCATCTCTGGCTAATGTCTCAACAAATAGCTTTTGAGAGTCAATAAAACTTAATTTACCTGTTACGGTGCAATTTTCTTTCTTACACCACCTGGCAAACTCGCGCTCTATGATCTGATTGCCTACTAAATCTAGCTGACCGTTATCATCTCTGGCCTTGCATGAGAGTCTTATACCTTTTGTGCCTATAACATTAGCGGATAATAATGCTAAATAACGCTTAACATAGGAGTCATTTCTGGCTAATTCTCTGGATCTATCTCTTAATGTGCGTAGGGCAGGGGCCAGTTCTGCATCAGCAGACTTTGAATTGCTAAAAAAATCAGCAAATAAACGGCCTTTGTTTGCACCTGCGTAGCTTCGTAGGTTAAAAGGTCTTGTTTTTTTTCGTCCACCAAATAGTCTTTTATACCAGGGCATTTAAAATCTCGCTTTTATTAAGGATCCTGTGGCTTCGCCTTTACTAATCCTGTCTTTCTTCACTTCTAAGTTAACTTTGTATCTGTAAAACTCATACCAATCTCTAATTTCTTCTGGTGTCATACGGCTTAAAGATCTACCTGCAATACTCATACTGGATTGATCTATACTGGCCCTGGACTCCAACATTGCTTCTAGTGCATCAAACACTACTCTTGCGTGGGATCTAGGATCTGCCGTATCGGCATCTAAATTAGGTTTTACGGTTACGAACCCAGTATTAACTACAACCCTTTGTGAAGATCCATTTGTAATGTATTCCTGAAATGTATAATCGCCTTTCGTATAGCTTGCGGTAGTAGCACTAGGAACCTCTATAATGTAGGCCGTAGAACTTTCCGTAATAACTGAACTAGCAAGTGTTATTTCTGTTGCGGCTGAACTTAATAATCTAAAGCTATAAGTTAGTGTGTAACTAGTAGGGATATAATCTGTTGCTATATCTTCTCTTTTCCATGCCCAACGATCACCAACCGTAAGTGTATCTGGCACATTCCCAGGGTAGTTTGTGGAATCAAATAAATTAGCCAACCTTTGACCTCATACAGTTTTTTTAAAACCGTAAGTTGCATTTTTGGCTTGTCAACACTCTACCAATCTTTAACGAATGATTTTTTTCTTTTAGTAGCGCGTCTTTCTTTTATTAGATCTCTTTCCTTTGGTTCCTTAATTGGGATTTCTTCTTGTATTTGTTCTATTGGATCTGGCTTATTTGCTATTCTTTCAAGGTCAGGGTTTAGTATATGTAGGGCCACTAAGCTATAGTTGTAACAATCCAAGGCTTCGTTTCTATCCCTTTTTTGAACCCAGACTACAGATTTACGTCCTCTAACATATTTAATTGCTCTTTTCTCTGCCGTTAACTGTTTAAAGTATTCTTCATCCATTGTGGCTGCAAAGTGGATATAGCCTGGGCCTGGTTCGTCAACTTGCAACCAACTGAATAAAGTCTCTTTGCAGGTATCTACACCTGCGGCAAACAACTGAACTCTTTGCCTTCCAGATTGTGAACTCTTACCTGCTATTGGCTTGCCTGCCTGGCTCTGTCCTTTTATTGCAAAGATCCTTCTTCCTTGTCTTGGCTTTACAAAGTTATATACAGATTGTGTTTGATAACCTGAGTCAATAGACACGCAAGCTATGGACAAACTAGGTAATGTGTCTCTTTCATACCTTCGTTGTAGGTAATCATCCAATTCTTTCCATACCTGGTATTGTGTGGTTTCTCCCCAAAACACCAAATGCTCTATTACATAAGACTGTGAATCGAGGCCCCAACCAACAACGCTCATCTCTACCCTGTCTTCCTGGCAATCAACGCCTGCCGTTATAACTAACACTTCATCTGGAATACATGATTCATCCCAATTTTCACGCCTGGTCATTAGGCCTTCTGATTCTATTTCTTCGCCTTGATCTCGCCACACTTCGCCTAACGATGTATTGATCCATGTCTTTAACATTTCTGGGTGCTTCCTGGCCTGATTAAAACCAACAGCCATGGATTCCCAAGTTGACCAAGGAGAATACAATTCTGATATATGGAATCCTGCAATAGTGGTTGTTTCATTTTCTGCTCGCCATTCTCCGTTTCTTAACATCTGTATTTTGTGTTTTTCTTCCATAATGGATCCACATTCTTGGCATACATAATGTGCGGTTTCAGGCTCGTTTTCTTGCCAATGAATGTTGGCCCATTCCAACGTAATATGTTCATTACAATGCACACACGGCACCCAGAATCGGCGTTTATCGCTACTCTCAAATGCTGTTTGTATGCGAGATAATCCGTCTATTGTTGGGGTGGATGCCATGATGATTTTACGATTCCAGAAGGTGGTTGTTCTCTTTGTGGCCAACGCTATTGGATCTCCTTCTGTGCCTGCGCTTGGTGGGTATCTGTCGCACTCATCAACTAATAATATTCTTATAGGCCTACTTGCTAATCCGCTTGCGGAGTTGGCACCTGTTATGGTCATGTGGCCACCAGGAAACTTCTTGTGCAATACCGTATTCTCACTATCTCTGGATCTAGGTTCTTTTACTTTATCTTCCAGGGCAGGGGAAGCGGCAAGCATTGGGGCCAATCTATCTTTTGAAAAGGATCTTCCCATTTCTATAGTTGGTTGTAGGCACATAATAGGGCAGGGATCCTGGGATATATAATATCCTAAGACATTAAGTAGTAATTCAGTCGCGCCAACTTGTGCGCTTTTCATAAACACTACTGTCTCTATATTGCGATCCACAATACAGTCCATTATTTCTCGTTGATAGGCCGCGCGTGATGTTCTCCATTTGCCTGGCTCTGCGCTAGATTCAGAAGTTAGAAAGCGGTAGTTATCCGCCCACTCACTAACCAGTAGCTTCTTTGGCGGTTTGAACGCTTTTGCTGTCTCCATCCATACCCATTCCATCGGATTCTGTGTATTCTGACTTGGAGAGTTCGTTAAGTGTTTCATATATTTCATTAGTTAATAATTCTTCTGCTTCTGCATAGTGGTCTAGGCCTATAACTTGGTGCGCTAATTTAGAAGGTAGGTTTAATAGCTTGGCCCTTACGTTAGAAACAAATTCAGTCCAGGTAGATCTAACATCATCAGCCTTTATTAAGCTGCTACTCAATACCTGCACTTCCATTTCTGCTTTATCAGCTTGAGCAGACGTTAAGCGCGTCTTATGTTCAGTAATGGTTCCATCATCGGTGTTTGATGTCATTCTGGCCTTCTTTCTCAAGTAGTTAATATAAGCCACCCTTGCTCTGTCTAAGTCCATTGGCTTACCAGGCGCGGATGGCAATACATTTTGGGTTTTCAACCTTGAAACGTGTTCTGGGCGGCAGTCCAGGTGTTCTGCAATTTCTATGTTTGTAGCCATGTGATTGATGTGGTCAAAAAAGGGCAGTATCTACAAAAATAACGCAGCGCGGAAACCTGT